AAATTTAAAATATCTGATGAAGATAAAAAAGAATTTATATCTAGAGCATTAAAAACGCTATCTAAAGTATTTGCTAAAGATGATCATGTAACTGGCGAAGAAATTGGTGATTTAGTAAATAGATTGTTTAAATTATCTTTTACTAGAGATGGTAATTTAATGACAGAGTCTGTTAAGTTTGATATAGCAAAAGAACAGATAAAAAGATTTAAAGAAGGCAAGATGCCAAAAGATTGGTCACCAGAACAATACGTTAAAAATTTAGTTAGTAAACACCATTTAACTAAAGAAGAAGGTCAAAAGTTACTATCAGAAAGTACTTTAAATGAAGACTTGACTTCTAAAGATGATTTTAGGTCAGAGATGAAAAAAATTCTTCAAGAACTAAAGCAAGCTTATTATTCTTTGTCAGATAATACTTCAGATGGATTTGATACTTCTGCTAGTATTATAAAAACACTTGGATATGAAGTCAATGAATTATCCGATGCAATGCAAAATTTTAATTGGACAGAAAATGACTAATAAATATGATTCATATGAAAGTGAATTATTTTGTTATGAGTATCCACTTAGATGGGATAGAAGAAATAAGAATTATCTTAAGAAAAGGTATGATAGAAAATTAGTTAAAGAATATATTGAACCTATTGTATTTAGATTAAGATTTTATTCTGTTAACAACGATTTACTTTCAGATGAAGTTTATTCACCAAATAAAAATAGAATTAAATTTCCAGTACCAGAACAAATAGAAGATAAAACATTTTCTGGTTGGAAATTTAGTTATGGAGATAAAACAGTAATTATATCTCAAGAAGATTATACAGAATTAAAAACTGCTGTTATGGAAGGTTATGATGATATAGTATTAACAGCAGTATATCAAGATAATTAAGGAAAACTATTAATGGCAATTAGGGTATATAATACAAAATATCAGTCATTAAATGCTGAAAAAGTAGCTGAATTATTTAATTTTGCTAATAATGATTTTTGTGGGTTGGTATCTTCTATTGAAGCTCCTTTTGTATTTACTACAGATAATACAACAGGTAACAAAAGTTGGGCTTGGTCAGCTCTACTTGGTGATATAATAAAATTTGTAGGTGGCGGTATTAATATTGATTACGATAGAGAGGTTGGGAAATCATATGATCTATCTGGTGCACCTGAAGGATTCCCATGCGTTGTATGGGGATTAGATATTACAGTACCAGATGAAAAAAACTCAAATATAACTACTAATAATTATTCTGATCTTGCTAACTTTTCAAAAATATATTGTAAAGAAATTCAATTAGATAATTTATATTCAGTAGTTAATAATCCAACTGGGAGTCCTGCCGATAAGGGATACTATGAGTATTCAGAAGGTAGTTTTATTCCTTCTCCAGATACAGAAGTTGATGGAGGAAAGCAATATTACTTTATGTTAGAGAAAGAAGTTATAAGAATAAATAACATAAAGGAAGATACCTTTAATACTAATAAACAAATGCTAAGTTTTGAATACTATGGTAATACACTTTGGGTATCACCTGGTAGATTTTTTATACCTTTCTGTGGTTTAGATCAAGGTGGACATTTTATATCTATGATATTCAATAGAGATAAAACTGGTTATGAATCATTTTTATCCGCAAGAACATATTATCATTTACTTGCAGAACTTGGCGATAAGTTTGTATTCAGAGTTGGTGGTCCAACAAAAGGTGATATAGGTAACCTTAATGTTACAAACAGTTTAATAGCGAATGTAAAAACTAATGATGGTGTAAATATAAAACAACCTGTTGTATCTAGTGTAGTTGCAGATTCGCAGTCTGATGACACATCTTTAGATAATATGGATAATTTAGTATTGCTTGGGAAGTCTAAAGATACTAATGAAGACGGCTCAATAAATGAAAATGGTTCAAGAACAGTATATAGATCTAAAACTAATTATAAAATTCCAATAAGACATGGTGGTACCAGTGCTGATATACAATCAGAAGCAAGAAAGAATCTTGGGTTTACGTATGGTACAAATGAGCCATCAGGTATACCTACAAATAGAAATGGCGAATCAGATATAGGTGCTGTATATTTTAAAATACTGTAAGGAAATGTAAATGGCTAAAATTACTAAAACATGGAGTAAAGCAGGGACTTTACCTGGCCAGTACCAAAAACTTACAATTACATATAAATCAAGAGATGGCGATAAGGTAAAAGTACATTATAAATTATATGTAAAATCTAAAGGCACAGATAATTATCCATACGGTTCTAGACATAATAAATTTAGTATATATCATCCTAAAGGTAAAAAAGTAGCTGGAGGCACATATCAAGCAAAAGGTACTCATGCTACTAGAACTAGACAGGGTAATATTACTATTTCTGGAGTAGGCGACTCTACTACATCATTAAATTTCTGGTATAGAAACCAAAGAGTTTGGCCAGGTAGAACTAATTCTTGGGATCCAAGAAGTACTGGTGTTGTTGGTAAAACTAAAATTGGTAGTTTAAAAATACCTTCAAATGTTGAATATGATATTACTTTCGACCCAGTTTTAACAAATAATATAACTGAAAAATCTTGTTACAAAGGTAATAAATTTACAATACCTAATTTAGGATTATCGAGTCATTTTTATGAGTTTAAAGGTTGGACAGATGTAGATTATATATCTGCATGGGAAGAATCTAGATCAGATTCATCGACTCCTGATGAAGGACAAGCAAATCCAGAACCAGGTTCTGGTGAAGAGCAAACAACACCTGAGCCTGATGATTCTATAGCTGGTGAACCTGTTGTTGTAGATGATAGTGGTACTATTGAATCATATGAGGAAGAAATTCCAACGAGTTTAATAGTTAACACACAATTTTTATCTAAGTATAATCCTGGCAGCGCTATAACAGTATCTAAAAATATAGATTTATTTGCTGTATGGTATCCAAAAACATGTCGATATAGATTTTATAATTATAAAAATGAAGAAGTCGATTTTGGTTTATATCAATATACTTTTTGTATTCTTGAAGATCCAGAAACTAAAGAATCATATAGGAAAAAAACAAATCTTCCAAATGCAAGTTTAATTGAAAATAAGGGTGTCATACCAAATGGTTATGTATTCTGTGGGTGGCAATGTAGAACAGATGGACCTGGAAACTATAGAGATTATTTAGTAGATGAAAATGGTGATTCTTCTTGTTCTGAATGGTATAGTCGATATTCAGAAAAGCAAGAAGTTTGGTTCTATCCTATATTTAAACCAGCAAAGAATAAAGTTACATTCTTCTTGCCAAGTTCTTATGGGGAAGATGGTAGTTTAACTACAGATTATGAAACTGATAGTGTTTTTAATATGAGATGGCCATTAGTAAAGTTACAAAAGGATGAAATTTCATTTAATCCAGGATTCAAACTAGTTGGGTGGATGACTATGCCGCCTGATAATCCTTCGTCACCATTACCTAGAAAAGGGGCTGCTTTTCCTAATGAAGCATTTAATATTCAAGGACTATCAAAAACTCAGAGTCATAGGAATTATAGTTCTTCAACCTCAACTTCAACATGGTCAATCATAAATGGTCCTGGATATTATGTCGGTAATGGGTATAAAATTTATCCTACATCTGGTAATGTTATATTTGATTATTCAGATTTTAAGGATAAATTTAAAAAATTATTTACCTACGAAGGTGAAGAATATACAGGAACTAGTGAATTACAATTATACCCATATTATGAATACTACACAACAATTTATATATATGTTGACAATACATGGAAATTAGCAATGCCGTATATTTATTATAATGGTAAATGGAATATGGCTCTATCCTATGTATATACAAAAGATGGGTGGAAATTATAAGGTATGACAAATTTAGATAACCTTAAAGAATTAAATAGTTTAAGCAGAGAAGAAAAAGAAGAAGTTTTAAAGATAATAACACAATTATCTACTACTGGTCAATCGGAAGAATATAATAAGTTAATATTAGAAGATTATGAAGAAATACCAGTAGATATTGAAACTTTTTTAAAAGATAAGAAATATCTTGGAAATGGGTTAATAAACGATGAAGGAAAATTTACTGTATTTCCATTTTGGGTAAATACGTTAAAACAAATTTTTCCAGATCCTTTAAAACCAGCTAGTTATAATACTCTTGCTTTAACTGGTTCTATTGGTATTGGTAAATCTTTTATGGCAGTATTATGTATGTTATATGAATTATACAGAATGTTGTGCTTAAAAGATCCATACGTATATTATGGATTACAACCAATCGATAAAATAACTTTCGCAGTAATGAATATTACATTGGATGCAAGTAAGGGTGTAGCTTGGGATAAACTTCAACAACTACTACAATCATCTGATTGGTTTTTATCAAAAGGTACGGTTAGAGGAGATATTAATGTTGAATGGAGTCCTAGTAAAAACATAGAGTTAATAGCTGGTTCACTAAGTAGACATATAATTGGTCGTGCTGTATTTAGTGCATTCTTTGATGAAATTTCATTTCAACCAAATCAGGATGTAGAAAAGCAGAAAGAAAAAGCGAAAGCTTTAGTAAATACTGCTTCTGCTCGTATGCAGTCCAGATTTATGAAGGGTGATAAAAATCCTACATTATTAATATTAGCTTCATCTAAAAGAACAGAACAATCTTATATGGAGACTTTCATTGAAAGTAAGAAACAGAATGAAAGTAAAACTACATTAGTAATAGATGAACCACAATGGGTAATTAGAGAGGATAAAAACAGCAGTTCCAAATTTAAAGTTGCTATAGGGAATAAATTTTTATCTTCAGAGGTTATACCATTAACTGCTACTGAAAATGATGTACAAATATATCGTGATAGAGGATTTAAAGTTATTGATGTACCAATGGGATATTATGAAAACTTTATTGATGATATAGATATTGCATTAACTGATATAGCTGGAATATCTACTACTAGTAGCAGTAGATACTTATCTGGACCAAGAATAGCAGCAATAAAACACAAAGAATTTAAAAATCCATTTTCTTCAGATATATTAGAAATAGGGAATAATCCAGAGGATAAAAATCAATATTATGATTTCTTTGATTTAGAAAGTATTGATAAAACATTACTTCAATATCCATTATATATACATTTAGATATGTCTATATCAGGGGACAAAACAGGATTAGCAGGTGTTTGGATAAGAGGTAAAAAACCTCCCGTAGAAGGTCAACCACCTTCAAAAGAATTATATTATAGAACGGCTTTTGTTGTATCTATAAAAGCACCTAAAGGCTATCAAATAAGTTTTGAAAAGAATAGACAGTTTATTTATTGGCTCAAAGAAAATGGATTTAATATAAAAGGCATATCATTTGATACATACCAAAGTGCAGATATGAAACAGCAATTAATTGGAAAAGGGTATGAAGCTGAAACAATATCTGTAGATAGGGTTAAAGATAATATATGCTTACCTTATCAATATTTAAAATCAACAATATATGAAGAACGATTAGAATTGTTTGAAAATACTTTATTAACAGAAGAGTTACTAGGGTTAGAAAGAAATAATTCTAATGGAAAAATAGATCATACTCCTTCTGGGATAAATTCAAAAGACTCAGCAGACGCATTATGTGGTGCTATATGGAATGCATCCCAACATGGAGAAGAGTTTAATTTTGAATTTGGTGAAACTATTGATACAATCATAAATGTATCTAGTTCATCAGAAATAGCAGATAATAAACAGCAAATAACAGTAGATTTTGAGGAAGAACTTAAACGAGTATCTAATGCATTTGGACAAAGTTTAAATAAAGATACTATGTATACTGATTTTGGTTTAGGGGCTTCTACTACTGATTATGCTTTGTTTGGTGATTGTTTAGTAATTTAAGAGGTAATTAAATGCCAGATAATGATACTATCTTTAATAAAGATAATACTAAAATAGGTAACAAAATAAATGCGCAGCCTGTGCCAGAAACACCGACAGGGTTAGATACTAATAATCAATTTTTTAATGATATTATAGAAGCAGCAACTTCTACTAGTATTGATATAACATCAATAAATAGTTTTTCTCAACTGTCACATAGTAGAGAGTCCTTGTATCAAGTACTTGATACAATGGCACAAGATTCTACAGTTGCTGCAATACTAGAAATATATGCAGAAGATTCTACAGAAACAAATGAACAAGGACAAACGGTCTGGGTAGAATCAAGTGATGCTAATGTTTCTAGTTATATAACTTTTTTATTAAAAAGTTTGAATGTAGAAAAGAATATTTATAGATGGGTATATTCTTTATGTAAGTATGGAGATTTATATTTAAAACTCTTCAGACAATCAGATTTTGAAGATAGTCTTTTAGAAAAAGATCAGAAGAGTAAATTAAATGAAGCATTTACGAAGTTGGGTGATCAACCAGAACCAGAACAGCTGAAGGAAAATGTTGTATTAAAAGGATATTCTTCAGATGATAGACTAGTCAATTTCGTTGAAATGGTTCCAAATCCTGGAGAGATGTTCGAGTTAACTAAGTTTGGAAAAAGTTATGCTTATATAAAAACAAATGAACTTCCTACCATGATGCAGCAGGATAATCCATTAATATCTTCTTATTATCTATATAAATTAAGAAAGAAAGATATAGAAATTTATAATGCTGTAAGTTATGTACATGCTTCATTGTTAGATGACACTCCTAGAATACCGGAACAAGTACAAATATTTAATGATGGTGATTTAGAAACAGATGATACTAATATATTTTCTGTAAATAGAGGTCAATCATTACTTTATAGTTCATACAAAATATGGCGACAGATGATGTTATTAGAAAATGCTTTATTACTAAATAGATTAACTAAGTCATCTATATTAAGAGTAATAGAAGTTGAAGTAGCAGATATGCCAAAAGAAAGAGTTCAGCCGTATCTACAAAGAATTAAATCATTAGTAGAACAGAAAACTTCTATTAGTGACAACGATAAGATGTCTGAATACACCAACCCAGGTGCTATGGAAAATAATATTTATGTACCTACTAGAAATGGTATTGGTGCTATTAATACTCAGCAAATTGGTGGTGATGTTAATGTAAGAGACATAGCAGATATTGATTACTTTAAAAATAAATTTTATGGTAGTTTAAAAATTCCTAAACAATACTTAGGTGATACAGATGATGCAACTGGATTTAATGGTGGTACTTCATTATCAATAGTATCATCTAGATATGCAAAAACTGTAAAAAGAATACAATCTACTATAAAACAAATGTTAACAGACTGCATTAATATTTTATTAATAGATAGAGGTCTTGATTCTTATGTAAATAAGTTTACTTTACAGATGCAAGAACCAGTTACTCAAGAAGAATTAGATAAGAGAGATAGTTTATCAGCTGAAATACAAATAACTGATGATATTATGAGAATGGTTGGAGATATAGAGGATCCAATTATTAAACTTAAAATGTTAAAATCATTACTATCAAAAGTAATATCTAATCAAGAAGTTATACAGCTTATTCAAGATACTATTGACGGATTAGAATCAGACGTGGAAGAACAAGACACAGGTGGTGATGATTCTTTCGGTGATGATATGTTCGGTGATGATCTTGGCGGAGATTTTGGTGGATCAGATCTTGGCGGAGATTTTGATTTTGATGACGGTGATGATTTTGGGGATCTAGGAGATGATCTAGGTTCAGAAGAATCTGGTGGAGATGAACTTCCAACACCATCTGATTTAGGTGCAGGAGATTTTACTGAAATGTAGTTTAATTCATTTGGTTATACCAAGGAGAAATAATTAATGATAACTAAAAATGATTGTTTACTATTATTAATAGACTTAAAAGAATTATATCCAGATAAAAGAGAAGAAATAGAAGGTCACATAAAGAGATTAATAATTTCTTCAGAACCTACAATAGAAATTATTAAGTTTATAAATGATAATAAAGAATTAAATCTTAGAAGTTTTTATGAAAAATTAAGGAAGAGCTATAATTCAGGTCATTCTAAATTATATAAGAATATAGTTAATGAAACGGAATTAGAACCAAAAGAACTTATTTGTTGCTTGGGTGCATTACAGCAGCAAATATTATTATATTATAAAATGTTAGATGATATTTCATTTTTAAAACAAGCAAGATTTGATTCTATATCTAGATGTTTATTAAATTATTATAAGACAGGGGATATAATTCCTTGTCAAAAACTTCTTAATATATTTAAGATAGATCTAAAACTATTAGAGGAAATAAGTAAATAATTAATAATAAAATAATTATAATAAAATAGTTAAATTTATTGCTAAATTAATATATAAATATTAAAAATAACAACTAAGAGAGGATGTGATTAAACTTGGCACAAGTTTATGTAAAGAAAATTAATAAGAATGATTATAAATCATATGCAGAATATAAAGATGCATGTGCAGATAATGTCGAGGCTGCTATAAAATTATTCAGAAAAAAAGTTATAAATGAAGGTATTTTAAAAGAATGCCAAGATAGAATGTATTACGTAAGTAAAGGTGATAAAAGAAGAAAAGCAGCCAAAGTGGCAAGAAGGAAACAACTGAAAAAGATGTATAAAGAAAGAAGATATTATCACGATTAAGGATAAAGAGTGAGTAGAATAGAAGAAAGTTTATATAGAGTTACTGAAGTTGATTATAGAATAATAAATGAAGAATATGATATTCATCAATTAAAAGATACTGTTTTTAATGAATTCGTAAATAAGGTAAAGTCAGGTCTTGCCAATGATACTATAACTCAATTTCAATTAGAAGTTCCAAGGCCTGTTGATTTCGACGGGTGGACTTATTGGAAATTTAGAGAATATGCTGATTCTAATGATTTCGATTATCATTTCACTAGACTTTCAAATTATGACTCTGAAGATTATTTAATATATATACTGGACGTTGTTGCATGGGATTCTTCAAAATATAATTGGGACCAAGTAAGAGAATTAATATACAGGTAATATATAAATGTTAGAATCATTAAAACACGAAGATTTACAATTTCAAGAATTGAGCCCAGAAGAAAAAGAAGCTAGAGGTATACTAGCCAGATTGACTGGTCCTATTGCTAGTTTTACTAAAGGAACTAGAAATGGGCGTAAATATTCAGATAAGTTATGGGAAAAAGCATTTGACTCTCCTTTAGTTAAGGAAATGTTTAAAAATGGTGGACTTCCTGGGGAGTTGCAGCATCCAGAGAATAGATCAGAAACTGATCCTACTAAGATTGCTATCATGATGCCAGAACCTCCTAAAAAGGATTCAAATGGACACTTAGTAGCATCTGTAGATATACTTGATACTCCATGTGGTCAAATAGCCTATCAGCTTGGTAAATATGGATTTAAATTTGGTATTTCTTCAAGAGGTGAGGGTGATTTAATTCAAGATTTTTCCGGTGAGGAATCAGTAGATCCTGATACTTATACATTAAATGCCTTTGATTTAGTATTAATTCCGGCGTGTGAAGATGCCAGATTACAGTTTAATGAAAGCTTAAATACTAAATCAAATAATAAGTTAAAAACTATATTAAGCGAAGCTCTTGAAAATGCTACAGATA